GCTTGGATATGAAGGCGATAAAACGGTTGATTTTTCAAACGCTACAAAGATTGGATTTATGATGGAAGCATGGTGTTCCGGAAACCCTCAATCCGCTTCTGCACCTATATACACTCCGAACTTAAGCAAAAGTTTCAACATTCTCCTTACTGTCAGTTCAACTGTTGCAACAGAAACGAAGATCACAGCGGCCAAGGCGAGTGAACTGGCCGGAATCTTGGGGGTTTCAAACAGTGCCTCCAAAGGATCGAATATTACTGTTGCCCAGTATAACGCGATGGCAACAAAAGCAGGTGTTTCAGCCTTCAATTCTACAAACCCGAAGGCGTCCGACCTGACTGCTCTGGTAAACAAGATCAATTCATCCACGATCGAAATAGACTGGAGCGCAACAGACAAGACTTCTTACGAAAATCTTTGATGGAGGTGATTGAATGAACAGCGCTGAATACGTCGACAAACTCATCACTGCATTAAAGGATCAGGGTAAAGTCCTCTCTGACGTCGCATGGGAGGCCGCGCTTGCCTGCGTCGGTTGGGCCTATGTGTTCGGAGCGAGGGGCGAGTATTGCACCCCTGAAACCCGGCGGGCCAGATATTCCTCGGATCATCCGACGATTAAGTCCGCCTGTAAGAATTTTAACGGGGCCGGGACCAAAAAATGCAAGGGATGCAAATGGTACCCGAATGAAAAACTGACGCGTGTCTACGACTGTAGAGGGTTCACCTACTGGGTCTTGAAGAAGGTGTTCGGTTGGGAACTGAAGGGAGCCGGGGCGACCTCCCAGTGGAACACAGCGGCGAACTGGAAGGCCAAAGGCACGATCGACACCATGCCGAAGGACACGCTCTGCTGTCTATTCGTAAAGAAGGGCGCCAAGATGGAACACACAGGTTTCGGTCTGAACGACGCTACGGTCGAGTGTTCTGCGGGCGTCCAGTATTTCGCACAGCGCAAAGCCAAATGGACGCACTGGGGCGTCCCGGTGTGCATTGACGGCGAGATTCCCGGTCCTGAGCCTGTCCCTCACGGATACGCCGAGGTGATCGGGAAAAGGGTCGCCCTGAGGAAGGACCCGTCTACGAGCGCGATTATCATTATACGGATCGACACGGGAGAACGCGTGAAGATCGAACCCAAGCCTCCAAAAGAATGGGACTATGTCTCCTACAACGGCAAGAAGGGGTACATGAAGCGCGAGTTCCTCGACGAGAAAGTCGATCACGCGGTCGTGACCGGGAAACGCGTTGCCCTGAGGGTTGATCCTTGCCTGAGGGCGAAGGTCCTCCTTCGGGTGAACACTGGCGAGGTCGTCAGGTACGAGATCGAGCCAGAAAGCAAATGGGACTATGTTTCCTACAAAGGGAACACAGGCTATATGATGTCTGAATTTTTGAAGAAAGGGTGATGGCCAGATGATCACAGTTACAAAACAGGAACAGGTGCAGTATGGCGAGACTCCGAAGTTCTATCGTGAATATTCGGGGAAATCCACTGATACGCCGAAGCCTACGACTGATGTGGCGAACGGAAGTTACTTCCTTGAAATGGACACTGGAGACGTGTATGCCTACGACGAGGAAGACGAAGCGTGGCTCAAGATTGCCGCTCTGGGTGGGAGTGGTAGTTGATGGACCTCAAAACATTGCTGTTTTTTCATTCTGCGGGAGGTAGCGAGGAGACCACGGAGGCCCCGTTTGTGTTCAGCGCGGTCGGCAATGTGTCGAACCCAAGGACCACAAATAACTACGGAACCACGATTGACTCGCTGTCCGCAGAGGACAACTCTGTCACCGTTACTCAGGTTTACAACCCGGAATTTGAACCTCCGAACTACAACAACGGCTATATCGCGGTCGGGTTTACCAAAATCGCTGAGTGGATTGAAGCAGGAGCGTCGATAGATTTTTCGGCGGATATTGAGATTACCGAAAACCCTGCCAACGTCACATTCATAAATGCTATCCTCGGGTCTTCTACACAATCGTGTTTGCTGTCTTCCGGGAAATTGCGTTACCTCTGGAACAATCCGAGTTCAACCAAGGCGTATGTCGAAGTTCGTTGCTCGGGTTGTTCGTTCACTCTGTCGAACTGCAAACTAACCAAAGTCTAATGAAAGGAGTGATCTGTTTTGAATGTTTATCAGTGGCTTTGCGTTCTGGCTGTCCCGAACCTTGTGTTCCTGTTCTGGCAGACTGTGATCAATAAGAAGGCCAAGAAACGGGAAGAGAAGGTTGCCGCACGTCGGGCAGAGATCGAGCGGCAACAGGAAGAGATCAGGACGCAGAATGAAAATCTGGAGAAGCAGAACGTCGCTACCATGCTCGGCGTTCAGGCGCTCCTGAGGGATCGCCTCTTGCAGGCTTTCCGGCATTACATCGACCAAGGCTTTGCGGAGTACAACGACCGCGAGAACGTGCGGAATATGTACGTCAACTACGAGGCCCTTGGCCCAAACAGCGTCATGGAAGATTTGTATAATCAGTTTGTGGCGCTTCCCATGCAGAAATAAGGAGGTTTCACAATGAAGATTAACTGGAAGATCAGATTCAAGAACAAGGTGTTCCTTGCCACGTTCTTCAGCCTCATCATCGGGTTCGTGTTCAATATGCTTGCCCTGTTCGACATCTACCCGAAGGTGACGCAGAACCAGATTGCTGTGATCGTGAGCAACGCGCTCGAGTTCCTCGGCCTGCTCGGAATCATTGTCGACCCTACGACTCCCGGAGCGCAGGACTCGGACCGCGCAATGGCTTACATCGAGCCGGGTGTGCTTCCTGACGAAGAATGATAATATAGGAACAAACAGGTCCTCGGAGAAATCCGGGGACTTTTTTTATTTTTGGCTCAAAAAAGGCTTGCATTACTGAGGCATTAGTGATACAATACTCATGGGGCCGAGGACCACGGCCCCGGGAGGAGGAGCGAGAATGAGGAAGACAGTTGATGACTACGGCCTCGAGGACTGGAAGATCATGAGATCAGACGAGTACAAAGCCTACCTGAAGGCGCTCTGCCGCCTCGCGTCCGGGTACGTATCCCGGATTCGGGTGAAGTTCGCGGAGCGGGCCTACGAGAAGTTCTCCGATCCCACGATCCGGAAACTCGTTCTGGCCTACGGCGCTGAGTGCGATGACCTCGACAAGAAGCGCCTGAGCGACTTCGAGTACGTCGCGAAGTACGGCGCGACCACGGAAGAAAGCCTGAACGACTGGTGCCTGAACAACTCGGGCCACTACGCGAAAGCGATCTGGTTCCTGTTCGGGATCGACGACAAGAAGGAGGGAGAAGAATGACTCGCGAAGCGGTGATCGAAACCTTTGAAAATCTGGCCCGGAGTCAGGGTTCCTACGGTCGCGTCCTGCGCTTCCTCGAGGAGTGCAGTGAGGTTGACCCGGACAAGTTCGAGGAGATCATGACCGAACTCGAGAAGTGCGAGAGCGCGATCGACCTGATTCTGACTGTGGAGGGATGAGAATGAAAAAGATCGACGAAGGACTTATGCGGGAGTATCTGGACCGGGAGGCCAAGCGCGGCCTCACCGGGCCGAAGTGGGAGAAATACCTCAGGAGCAAGGTTGCTTGGCTGTTGAAACTGACAGACGGAACCATCTTCGGCATCGAGAAACCGACCATCGAAACCCATTTCTGCTTCGGGGAGAGCGGGTACGACATCGACGAGAAACTCGCTGAGGCCGCTGAGGCCCGGACCAATGCGAACCTGTTCAGGATCAGGAACCTCCGGGACCTCGACGAAAAGATCAAGGCGCTGAAGGAAGGACCTGATGAAGGGTATGAAGTCTGGGCCTCGGTCTTCGGTGGAGTCGCAATCGGAATCTACGTCGGGCGTTGGTGGAACAAAGAAAATACGGTGAATCCGATCGACCTCAGCGACGAAGACAAGAAGCGCATTGCGGAAGGGTACGAGATCGTCCGAGACGGTTTCGCCAAGCGGATCGACGCCTACCTGAAGCGGTACGGACTGAGCAAGGTACACTCGTGGACCTACTGGGTCGACGCGTGAGAATGAAAATAAGGAGGGACATCAAATTGGAGAACAACATGAGGCAGGGGAAAGTCACGCTCGAACTGTTCAACGCGGTGAAAATCTGTCTGGCGACGGGCAACACCATCTCGGAGACCGCCCGGTTCATGAACATGAGCAAGGCGGTTGTCGGACTGATTGCCAAGTCCGAGACCATCGAGGAGTACAAGCAGGAAATGTTCATTCGCTCCCGGAAATGCCACGCGAAAATGGACGCGAAGGCCAAGGAAGAGAAGGCCAAGGAAGAGAAGGCCAAGGAAGAAGAGGCCGCGAAGGAGGCCGAGCCTAAGGAAGTGATCACGGAGATCAAGAACACAGTGACCGTTCAGGCGACCAAGTACATGGAAGACAGGATCGGGGAAGCGGTCGACCTGCTGAAGGGAATCAGTGCGAAACTGGCCGTGATCATCGACGACCTGTACGGGACGAAAACCCCTTGACATCAGTCCGCGAACGGGATACAATCTCGTAAAGGAGGTTGTATCCCATGCTTATCACTATCAAGGAGTACGCCGACCGGAACGGCCTGAACCACGGAAACGTCCGCCATAAATGCCAACGGGGGAGTTACAGGACCGCCCAGAAGATCGGCAGGGACTGGCTCATTGACGAGGACGAGCCGGACGTCGACCGTCGGGTAAAGAACGGAGCCTACAAGAATTGGAGGGAGCGGAAGGAGAATGATAATCCGTGAAGAAAAGAAACCTGAGCGAGGCGGCCAAGGAACACAAGGCCGCGTATGATACGAACTACATTCTGTCAAACATTGTCCAGAAAAGGATCAACTTCAACAAGACGGTTCCTGAGGATGTCGAGATGCTTGACTGGGTAAACCAACAGCAGAACCAGAACCAGTACATGAAAGGTTTGATCTCAGACGATATGAAGAAAGCCGGGAAATAATCCCGGTTTTTTTCATTTTAGAGCAGAAAATGCTTGCACCGCTAAGGCATTAGTGCTATAATACTTATGGGCGGGCGGATGGCCCGCCGGGGCGACCGGGCGCCTGAGAGTCCCGGAGATCGGAGGGTGCGAAATGGCAAAGGCTCGGTACGGATACCACTGGTTCCATCTGGGGGACAACCTGCGTCTGAAGATTGATCATCCGGACTACGACATGATAGCGATCAACGTCCTCTACACGAAGGGCGGCTCCGATCCCCTGAACTTGGACCACGACGGTCGTGGTTACTACCTGAGCGTCCTGCCCATCAGGGACTACAACGGTCGGTGCCGTGGGGTCCGCTCCGCCGGGGCGAAAATCCTCCTGAAGGCGGTTGGCCGCCGGAGTGATAAAGCGGACGCCGCCGCTGTCGCCAAGGGCGTCGGGATCATGCCGATGGTTGTCGATGACGTGTGCGCGAAACTCGGCGCGAAGTATGACTGGTCTGACCTGAAAGCGATTGGAGGTTGATGAGATGATCAAGATCGAAGACCGCGCCAGTTGGTTCTTCAATGTGGGAGAACTGCGGATGACAAAGGTCCGTGACTGGTACATGGAAGCCTTCCCGGACGATGACCTCGGTCCGAAACTGGACAAGGACGTGACCATGTGGGACGTGGTTGGCCTGCTGAACGCGGGCCTCGGCAAGCGGTTCTACGACCTGATTGGGGAAGGGGACTCCGTGATCCGGGAGCGCGTGTTCTGGCGGATTTCCAAGATCGTCGGTTGCGACTACGACGATGTCTACTTCACTTGGCTCGGGCGGGAGGACCGCCCTGTGATCTCTGCGTGAGGAGGAATGGAAATGAAAAAAGGATCACTCGTTCGCTTCATCGGGAAAAGCAAGACCGTCTCGACCGGGAAACTCCTGACCGTCCATGACGTGAAAGACGGCAAGGCCGTCGTGTGGGTTCTGGCCCTGACTGGTAAGTGGATCAAGAAGACGCTCGACGTGAGCGACTTGGAGGACGTGTCTGATCCTCCAGAAGGCTAATGGTTGCCCGTAGGACGCGATTCCCCGGCCTCCAGAAAAACGCCTTATGGTTAGGTAAGGGTCTGGGGGTGATCGCGAAACTGATGCCTTAGGAGGTCTCCTGTGAGGCCCGGGCGGCAAAAACGGCCTTCTCCAGACGGGATCGGAGGGCAAATCCCTCCGAAAAAAGTTCATGACACTGAGGCATTAGTGTGAGATAATAATCAGGGCGGGAAATGGGTCCCGCCCCGAGGGACCCGGCCTCTGGCCGGAGGAAGGATGCGGAGCATGAAGGAAGGACGGATCAAAGTCCTCAGGGAGATGAGGAACGAACTCAAGTACAGGAAGGACCTGATGCTGACTTGGCTCGACGATCCGATTGAGCCTGAGGTCGGAGAGGACGCGGCTTGGCTCGACCTTCTCGAGATGGACCTCGGATTCTGTTTGGACGTGATCGACGGAATTTTGAAGGAGGACAGGGAATGAAAAAGGAAGAGAACCGCTGTGCGGACTGCCCGTACCGTTGGTGTGACGAAGACGACGACTGGCCGACCTGCCACTGGGTCGACCAGTTCCCCGGAGACAAGGCGCCCTGCGAATACGACGACTGAGGAGGATGAGAAATGAACAAGGTTCGGCGCGAAGCGATTTCCAAGGTGATCGGCATGATCGGGGAGGCCCGGTGCCTGCTCGACGAACTGCGCGAGGAAGAGGAAGAGTACCGGGACAACATCCCGGAGAACCTGACTGGCTCCGAGCGCTATGAGAAGGCCGACGAGGCTGTCTATGAGATGGAGGACATTGTCTCCGAACTCGAGGAGTTCGAGAGCCGCTTAGAGGAGGTAATAGCATGAAAAAAGCGATTGTTTTCCCCAAGGGCCACGGGATGCCCTACTGCGTGGACGTCCCTGCTGACATCACCTGCGAGTGGATTGCCCGGAACATCGGGTGCGAGTGGGTCGAGATCGTCCGCCCGCGCCGCCTCCCTGAGGGGATTATCATTGTGTGCGACGAAGAGGGCCTGCTGAAACCGAACGAACTGAACCCGGTCGGATCGTGGTTCTACGAGAGCGACAAACACGGGGAACCGATCGTCGGGAACATCATGATCCTGAAAGAGGAAATGGGCGATGAGGGGCCTGAGTTCGCCGGGATGACCGACGACGAAGTCAACAAGGTGTTCGACCGGATCGGGAAGGAGGAATAAAAATGACCCTGAAGCGGAAGAAGGACATCGAGGAGTACCTCACGCAGTTGAACCTGTGGGAGCATGAGTACGACCACATGGCCGCTGAGTCACGCGCCAAGAAAGACACTGCCTCTGAGAGCGTCTGGTCGAAAATGAGTACGGACTACGGAAACAAGTTGCAGGGCGCCATTGGAGTTCTGATCCGGGCCGGACTCCGGATCGAGTACGTAGACACTAAGAACTACAAGACCGACCACTATGTTGTTGAGGAGGAATGAAAATGACGTTCGAGGTTCGCCAGATCGACGCGTGGTGCAATGAGGAAGAGGGATGGTGGTGGAACACGTCCTACCGCCTCGGTTGCTTCAAGACCAATGCTAAGAATGAAAAAAAGGCGTTCGTCCGGTTCCTGAATCGGTACGGGATCGTCTTCCGGAAGAACAAGACTCGGATCACGTTCGACGGGGACGTCTACGAGATCATCGACCGTAAGACCAAGGAGCCGCTGTTCGCCGCGATCCCGATCACCTGAGAAAGTTCTCAGGAACGATAAAAAAGTCTTGCACCACTGAGGCATTAGTGCTATAATAATAAGGGCGGCGGGAACAGGCCCTCCGCCCCGGGGACCCGGCCTCTGGCCGGAGGAAGGAGATCGAAATGGCAAAGGTTATCAGCGTGTCCGCTCTGATTCCGCGTGACTCTCACAAGTCCTTCTACGGGAAGGCGATTGTCAGGACCTACGACGACGGGACGACGGTCCTCCGGTCCTACGCGACCGACGTGATCAGTCGGAAGCCGGACGGGACTCTGGTCCGCCACTGGGACGGTTGGTCCGCGACGACCGGGCGCCATGTGGCCTCCTTCGCCGGGATCGGCAAGGCGGTCTGGGACAAGATGGACGTGGTCCCGCTCGACGGGGCCTACCGGGACTGAGGAGGTGTTGAGATGACCTTCAAGAGGTTCGAGGAGATTTTCAAAAGCAGGTATCCGGACGGCACCGTCTGGATGCACGACGATTACATGAGCCACTCCGGGAACCGCCAGAAGGTTGGCGTGGAGTTCGCTCCAAACACGAAGGTTTATCTCTACCGGGGCGCTTACGAAGACATCCTGTGCCGAATCGGCATCAAGACAATCAGCAAAGAGCGTCTGGCCGAGGCGGAGATTCACCTTGAACACCTGAAGCGGAGACATGGAGACCCGAATATGTTCTTCCCCGGACTGTACACGGACTGCATGGAGGACATCATAAAGACCGAATCGTTTCTGGCTGAGGTACGCCGGGACTACGTCATTGCCTGAGAGGAGGAATGAAAATGTACGAAGTCGAACTGAAAGCGAACGTCACGCCTCTGGCCTATGTGGAGTGCGACTGCGGCACCGAGAACGTCTGGCTGAAGGCAGTCAGTTTCCCTTGGCGGGCCGCCCGCAATTCCGCTCTCAACACCCGGGGGTTCTACGTTGTCTCACATAACGTAATGGACTGGGATAAGTATTGTTGGGACGAGGTGTTCACCGATCTACGGGAGGCTGTCGGGTTCTTCGGCAAGCAGGCCAACAAGCGGTACGACAATGGAGAGAAGAAGTACGAGAAGGTCGTGTGGGAAGACGATTGGAAATACTACCGCGAGGGCCTGATCCCCTACGAGGATGACGGACATTATCATTCCTCGGCCTCCAACGGAGACTACGGGCCGAGCAACCCTTGGGATGCTCCCGGGATGAGCGTCAGCGACTTCCTGCCCGGAGTTTACTGAAAAAAGTTTCTGATCCGGGCAGAAAATGTTTGACACACTGAGGCATTAGTGATACAATAATAAGGGCGGGAAATGGGTCCCGCCCGGGGGACTGGCTCCCGGGATGCCGGAGAACGGAGGTTGCGAGATGCTGTTTGGTGCCGATCTGATCAAGAGCCTCGAGAAAGAGAACGAAATGCTCAGGAAGTCGATTGACGACCGCAGGAAGCGCATCGACGACGGGTGGACCGACATGGATGACTGCTTCGTTTCTCAGAAGGTTGAGGAGCGCGGAATCCGGAACAACAATGACAAGATTGCCCTGATCAAAAGCGGCGGCCTTCACTGGTTCCGCGAACTCGCCACTGCGGACGGGATTCCGGTCGACAGCCGTTGGGTTGACACGCGGTTCGGAATGACCAGACGGGTCGAGATGCCTGACGGTTCTGTTGTCTGGACTTCGGCTGACACGGACAAGGGCCTTGCGCGGAAGGGATTGAAAAAAGTGACGTGCCTGCGCCCCGCTTGGTACGCGTTCCATTCATCCCAGAGGGGAATGTACGGGGTTTACACAGGTGACTACGTCCTGTTCCCGAGCGACGTGAACTACGCGACTGGCGAGGATGCCTCTTGTGATCCGATTGAGATCAAAGACGGTTGGGCAGACTGAGGAGGTGCGAGAATGGAAAAGACCGTGGTTGTCACTGAAGAAATGGCAAGGGACATGATTCGCGCTGTGTACAACGCGCACTGCAACAACGCCCGCGTTACGCTCGAACTGTGCCGGGTAATCGCGAACTGGCTCTACAACAACTTCGGGTTCAGCGTGACAACGCTGTTTGTAGAGCGCGTACTTAAGGAGGTGCGAGAATGAAAAAGATCATCGCGAACGACGGCCACGTCCTGAACAGGCGCTCCCGGTGGATTCCGATCCGCCACAACTACAACCCGAACCGCCGCAACTCCCTCTGGTATTACGTAACAGACGGGAGCGGCTACCGGGAAGGCCAGACGGGGTTTGATCCCTCGTCCGGCCTGAACCTCGACTACTTCATCTGGAATGGCCGCAAGTGGGCGATCGAGCAGTTCTACAGCGTCTGGGGGACAATGGGGATCAACCCGATTGTCTGGACCGAGGCCGACGGGGATCACGCGATCTCCGGGTACGACAGCGAGAACTACTTCAGTCCGATCCTGATCGAACTGGACGAGTGCGGCGAGAATGTGCGCGTCTACGAGGAGGAATGAAAATGGCGAAAATCATGACCAAGTCCGATGTCTGGTGGAAAGTAAAGAACCTGAACGCCATGATCAAGAACGAGCAGAATCACCCGATGTACGGAGCGACGCTCGATCACTGGGCCGGGAACTGTCATCCGATCCACATTGACGAACAAGCCTTGAGGTGTCTGGTCCGTCATTATAAGCGCAGGAAGGTGGTGGATGGATAATGAAAACGCTCAAGAATCTGATCGGAAACCACGTCTCCATGATCCTGAACGACCCGAAATGGGTTTCGTTCTGCGGCCCAGATACGGACCTTGCCCGTGGATGGGGATTCTTTTTCCCGGACGATGACGGGAGATCGGTTTACATCGCTTGGAATAGCGAAGGGATCATCTGCGAAGTCGATGGGCGGGGCGAACATTACAAAGAGGTGATCGCATGAAAGAGTATCGTATTCAGCTTTGGCTTGAGAATGGTTGCAGGTGGGTCAATATTCGCGAGTTTGTAATGCACCCGTTCAGTTCGTTGGCTGACGCGAAATGGGAACTCGATGAGCGGAAGCGTGAACACCCGGACAACAAATACCGCATCATTGAGCGCACGGTTTCTGAATGGAAGGAAGTAGATTGAGGAGGGATGCTAAATTGGAAACCACTATCAGATTCGAGGTCCTTGGACACAACATCGAGTTCTACTGCTCTGCGAGAGACACCCGGAACGGGTTTGCCCACGATACCCGGCTGTACGTCAACGGGAGAGAGTGGAGCGTCGGCCACTGCTACTACCTGAACAGGACATGGGAACACTGGCATTTTCAATCCGTCTGCCTGACCGCCTGCCAGAACTACATCGACGTCAAGTCCTCGGACCTGAAGGATGACTACAAGGCCGAGCGTGGCCTGAAGCGCGTGGCCGGGAAGAACAAGGCCGAACTCGAGGAGATTATCAAAAACAACCCGGACATTGTCCTGTTCACCTTGATCAAAAAGACCCTGCGCGATCGGTCGTTCTGACCTCACAATTCGCTCACAACAGGCCGTGAGAGGCTCATTAAGGAGCCTCTCTTCTTTTGCCTTAACTAACCATAAGGGTCTGGGGGTGAACGCGAGGAAGGTGCCTTAGTGTTCCGCTATGAGTGCCTGCACCTCGTTTTGCACCTTTTTCGGAGGCGAATTTGCACGAAAACACGGGTTTTCATTGCTCCACACTTATACGAAAAGACCTCCGGAGCCTTTGAACTCCGGAGGTTTCTGACGTCTGGGTGGAGAGATTTGAACTCTCGGCCTCTTGAACCCCATTGAACTTGCCTGATCCTCTGGACCTGTTGATTATCATTATTACTTCCGGTTTCCTGAACTAATCTGCACCTTGTCCTGCACCTTTAACGATGGAATTGAGCCTGTTTACCGCCTGTTGCACCCGGGTATCGCCGGGGTGGTCATACACCCGCAGGAGCATTTTTTCATCCGCCTGTCCCATCCATCTGAACGCAAGTTTCAAATCCACGCCCGCGTCCCTCATGGTTGTGGCGAAACTATGCCTCAGGTCGTGCGGGCGGATCGTGATTTTCATTCCGGAGTATGCCTCGAGTTCCCTGATATACTTTGACCAAACGTGCCGCCACGCAGACGATGTGACAGTCTGCGTCTTTTTTAATGGGCAAACGCGCCCGTGTTGACCCTGTAGCGCGATCCTGAGTACGTCCAGAAGAGGGATCGACCGTTTTCCCGCCGACGTCTTCGGGTCGCCCAAAACGCCCTTGTTGCCCTCGAAATGGATGGCCCGATCTACGATTATCAATCCATGCTCAAAGTCGACGTCCCGGTCGATATCGAACGCCATGACCTCTCCCCTGCGGAGGCCCGCATAGCGCATCAGGAGGGCGCCAATCCTGAACTCGGCAGGGCAGTTGAGTATTATGCCGTCCTCTTCCGGGGACAGCGCCCTGTGGCTTCCTGAGGCTCCCTTGTGAGGCTTCGCGGCCTTCGACCTGCATGGATTCGACTTGACGATTCCGTCCTCTATCGCGCAGTCCCAGAGATCGACATACAGCATCCGGGCCTTCCGGACAGAACTGTCTGACTGCCCAAGATATTCATTATAGACCGACTTGATGTCCGAGGGCGTCACGTTTTTCATTGGCATGGCACCGATCTTCCCAACGAGTTTGTTCATATAGTTGACGTAGGAGTTATAGGTATTCTTCGAGACAGACGCCTTGTGGACCGGGAGCCACTCAAACGCATAGGAGAAGACTGTGATCCCGTCCCTGTTCAGTAGTTCGCCCCGGAGTTCCGCCTCGATGTACTCCTGCCGCTTTTTCAAAGCCTCGTCCGAGGTCCGGCCCATGAACTGTATCCCGTGATAGGTTGCCTTGTACCTGCCGTCCTTCCTCTCGGCCAGAACCTGTTTCTTTTGCCGCATGGGATCACCTCTGGAACATACGGACATAACCCACGGCCAGACCGTGAATGATAATCTCCTCTGTCACGAGGATCGGGGGATACTTCGGGTTGTCCGCTACCAGTAGCAGGCCGTCCCGTTGGTGGTAGACGTGTTTTAATGTCGCTTCGCAGGCGACATCGACAGCCGCGATCTGCCCATCCTCCACGTCCGGTTGCTGTCGGATCAGCACGAGGTCGTTATTTTCAAAAGTCGGCGCCATGCTGTCTCCCTTGCACCTGAGCGCGAAGTCTGCCCGGACGCCGTCCGGCAGGTCCGCGTATCCCTCAATATTCTGTTCTGCTGTGATCGGCGTCCCGCAGGCGATCTCACCGACGATAGGCACCGATCCCCTGCGAATGGAAATGTTGTCCAGTTCGCGGCGCCGTTCCTCCGAGAATATGAAGTCGGCAGGAACGTTAAACAGTTTCGCCATCTCCATGACGTATTTTGTCTCAGGCGTTGTACTCCCGGACTCCCAGAGGCTGACGGACGATTGTCTGATTCCCAGCCTCTCTGCAAGCGTCCCCTGAGACATTTTCATTCTCTTCCTTAAATACCTGATGTTGTCTCCGATCATTTTTGATCCCTCCCTTCAGACCCGAGTCTATAGGCAGAACAAATAAAAGTAAATAAAATATTTGCAAACCCTATTGCAAAACGCATAAAATCTGCTATAATATCAGTGTGGCCAATGGATTGGCCTGAGAGGAGGTTGAAAATGAAAGACGTGATTCTGGAAGGACGCAGGGCGAAGGGCCTGACTCAGAAGGCTCTCGCGGACATCGTCGGTGTGAAGCAGTCGACTGTCTGCCTGTGGGAGACGGGCCAGTGTAAACCGTCTGTTCCCACGATCAAAAAACTCTCTGAGGCTCTGGAAGTTCCGATCGAGGACTTTTTCAAGGAGGAGTTCTGATGCTCAGGCAACTCTACTTCGTTGCTGACATCATGGACCGTTACAGGTGCCGCTCAAAAGACACGGCCAGACGGTACATGAAGCAGATGGGAGCGACGGGCAGTCCACTGTTCGTAACGGAGGACATGATAAACCAGTGGGAACTGTCGAAGCGGAAACCCTGTTGGAGCGGAAGAGCAAGACCAGTCCCGGCGGGAATGACAATCCCCCGGAGAAAGTGAGGGAGACATGGGACCGATGTTCGGAATTAAACGACCCGCATTTATTCCAAACGCGCCATACATAACGGACGCAGAGAGATACGGAGTCCCGCACTCGGTGAACGTCCACTGCCCGGTCTGCGGAGAAATCTGTAAAACGATCTACGCGGCAGGCTCGACTGTTTACGGATGCGAACACTGCGTCGACGTCATGGACGCTGACGAATGGGAGAGAGAAGGGAGGGAATGAAAATCAAAAGCCGCTATGTCTACTACCCGGCCACGCGGAAGATTCGCGGGAACAAAACGACACTGGCAGGACGGATCAGGAAGTGGCTGAGGCGCCGAGAGAGTCCGGACGTTTTTCCAATCGTGGACTACTACCCGGCGGTTTATCCCACAAAAAGATGAGCGCCCTCGGGAGAAAGGGCGCTCAGGGGATCACAGATTTGAAGGGACTCAAAAATGGATCACTTGATTCTAACACGATTCCCTGAGAAATGCAAGGATTATTAATAGGAGGAGCAACATGAGCGAACTGATTGAGGAACTCGAGGATCAGGAAGAACTTCAGTTCACGGTAGACGAGGACGAGAAGGCCGAGGAACTGCTGAAGCGGCGCCGGGAACACGTCGAGGAGAAAGAGAAGTGGACCGCGCACTACGACGCCCTGAAAGAACGGGCCTGCATGAAGCACGACAACGCGATCTTTGAGATCGACCGGAAACTGCTCGAGTATTTCAAGGACCGCGAGAGCAAGGGCAAGACCCGCAAGACCAAGACTCAGGTGATCTACGACCTGCCGTCCGGGAAGATTTTCATTAAGAAGCAGAACCCGGACTACGAGAAGGACAACGATACCATCGTCACTTGGCTGAAGCAGAAAGACCCGCAGTTTATCAAAGTGAAGGAAGAACCGGATTGGTCCGCAATGAAGGACGCGTACAGTTTTTCCGAAGTGACCGAAGAGACCGTCGACGATGAGACCGGAGAGATCATGACCGAGGTTGTGACACGCATGATCAAGGTTGACCCTGAGACCGGAAAGATCGAAACCGTCCCGGGCGTGACCGTCAGGCCTCGGGAAGACATTTTCAAAGTGGAGGATAAGTAAATGGAAGAGAAGGTTGTTGCTCAGGAAGTCGCCCCGGTGATGCCGATGGTGTGTGGCCTGATTCAGCAGGCAATGAACGAAATCGGCGCGATCGGCAAGGACAGCGCCGCCACGAACTACAACGGAAAGATGATGTACAAGTTTCGCGGTATCGACGCTGTCTACAACGCCCTGAACCCGGTCATGGCCAAACTTGGACTGTTTATCATTCCTGAGGTTCTGGACCAGAAACGCGAGGAGCGCCAGTCGACCAACGGTTCGACCCTCATCTATTCGATCCTGACGGTGAAATACACAATGTACGCACCGGACGGCTCCAGTGTCTCCGGGATTGTCATTGGTGAGGGCATGGACAGCGGCGACAAGGCGTCCAATAAGGCGATGTCGGCGGCCATGAAGTATTTCTGCTTCCAGACGTTCATGATCCCGACCGAGGATCAGATCGACGCGGACGCGGAGGTTCATGAGGTGGCCCCGAAGAACGCGCCAAAACCCGCTCCCAAGCCTGTGGTGAAGGACGCGGCGGCCAAGGTCGAAACCCAGAAAACCCTTCCCACGGCGCCCGCACTCAATCCGGTCCTGAACTACCTCGCGAATGAAAAAGCCTTCATTGGCGAGAAACTGGGCCTCAAGACCAAGAAGGAAGTCGACACTTGGTTCGCGACCAAGTTCAACGCCCTCGTCGAGGCCGGAACGGTTGAAAATGTCCCGTGGAACGAGATGACTCGTCAGCAGGCGGAGAACCTGATTGAGGCGATCAAGGTCACATTCATGAGCGGTGATCCGCAGTGACTGGGAAACTGAAGGACCTTTACAGGGGACTCGACGGGCAGTGGGTATTTTCAATATCCACCCCGTTCGACCCCCGGGGGCCGTTCGACGAACTGAAGGACGACCTCGTTGACGTAACGATTAAGAAGCACCGCAACAAACGCAGTCTGGACGCCAACGCGTTCGCATGGGTACTGATTGACAAACTGGCCGCGAA